GCTATTGGGGCACCATCATTAATATTTGTGTTAAAAAACGAGATCGACGCTCCGTTGTCAGAAATATCAACGGAATAATCCCATGACGAGGCGGTCAACCCGCTATCAACCGGCGTTGCTTCTGACAGAAGCTCAACACCTTTTCTTCCATATTTGTCAAGATCACTAGCCTTGAAAACATGTTTGATTCTTTCTAGATAGCCTGTTAACTTTGAAAAATCGCCACGCTGTTTAATAGTAATCATGCTATCAACCTCTGGTATTAATTTGTCTCTTTCGAGCTTCATTGAGAGCTTTGTTCCGGCTCATGATTTCACGCTTACTCTTTTTCTTTTGTGGCTTATTTTCTTCGTTACACACTTTGATTAGGGTAAGCAAGCGATTAATGTGCCATTTTTGGCAATCCCAAGGAATCTGGAGGGCTACCATCCAGTAATATATCAATTCACTGGTGACAACCCTCGATCGTTTCTTTGGACCATTTTTCTCGTCTTCCCCGAACCAAGTTGCAGTCATGGGATCGTCGATGTATTTTTTTATCTTTATTAGATTATCCGGCGTAAGGGCATAATAAACCATGGGATCAACATTTTGTGTGATCGTCATACACCGAACATAATCTATTGTTTCTTCTTGTGTCTTTTTATATGAGTCATCTAAGAATGGTTTATGCCATTTGGATTCCCATTTTGAAATTGAAACCAACGAATGCTCCAGAGACAAAACCGTATCTTTGATTTGAAAAAATTCCCCACGGCTATCATCATAAAGTTCTCTGCCGGGTATCTCTATCGTGAGCATTTAGTTTGCCTATATATTAATTACTTCGTGTCGGCTTGCTTTTTCTGCTCGGCCATCTGCTTTGCGACATCTTCAGGCACCACATTATTAATGAAATCAGCAACGGAATCAGCATTAGTCACAAGTTCCGTAAAAAGCTGAGAGTATGCTTCTGTCTGAGTGAACTCATCGGTAAATTCCTTCGATTTTACGAAACGTTTTCCATCGGGACTCTTCTTACCATAAGCAGCGAGGATAAACTTTTTAACCTCGGCAACGATAGAAGGAACGTCGTGAGCTTGAATGATTCTCTGAATAAGCCCGGACAAACCGCCAGAAACTCCGAGTTCCATTTCCAGAATCTCAGATTTCATAAGATTAAAGTAAAGATCTTCAGTTCTTTCGTTTCCATCGAAGTCGACATAAGTAACAGTTTTCTTATACATAATAATTCTCCTTTTAAAATAAAAATGTAGGGAGCTCCGATTAAAGAGCTCCCTTTGTAAATTAGTTTAGTAATTAGGACAAGGTCGAGATGACCGTATCAATGCTGGGCAGCTGCGGATCAGATCCTTCAGTCTGACCAGCAGTGTCGGTTCCATAAAGCAGAGCTTCGAGAGCGGCGAGTTTCGTAGCTTCGACTTTGGTAGAGTCGATAATGACATGAGAAGTCGGCTTAAGTTTAGCAACTACCTCTGCAGAGAGACCGCTCTCGGTCGTGATAGCGACCGGCGTGGTCGAGAACTCCCAAGAGAACGTAACCGCTTCCGGAGAATCATTAACTGTACTGCGATCCTTATCGGACGGAGAAGCAAGAGCTCCATAAACAATATGAAGCTTGTAACCGTGCTGGTCGCCATCGACGTCGTTGCCAATCTTAGTGCGATAGGTGAAACCAAACTCTTTACGAGTCTGCTGTGTTACATACAGGCCGGTCGCAACGGAATCCGAACCATCACACTGTTCGAACTCTTCCGGATATGTATAAGCTTCAATCGTGCCACCGAACTCTTCAACCGACACAAGGTTCAGGTACTTAATGTTATCGGCATACAGAGCAGTTGCTTCTGCACCAGACGGGCTCTCAGTAACAGCGGTGAGACCGTTCCACGCTACACCAGCTGCATAGGCACCATTCATGCCGGTCTTCGGATAAAGAACACCACGGTCCACACCAGTTTCATACAAGCGCTCACCAGTCTTATCCCAAACAAGTTTCATTTTGATTTCCTCCAGATTATTTCATGTAAATTGTAAATGTATCGTGATTTAAACCGTCACTTTCGTAATGACGATGACCACTAGCATTACGAAATTGAGAAACTTTTTCAACAATTTCACTATCAGGATCTTCGTCAATCACGGTAACTAGATATGCTACGTCGGTTTTGTAAATTTCATTGTTTGCATTCCTAGAAACGATACGATCTCTGGAATACACGATAGCCGGATAGGCCATTCTCAATGAGGGCGGAGGCTGAAAGTAGACGTTTCTACTGCCTAGCAATTCTTCTAGTTCGATCTGAAGTTGCTCACGCTGCTGGGCCTGTCTCCCCATTCCACACACCTCCAATCCATAAAGTTAACCTGGGGTAATGGATCTCGACAGTGTTAATTTTCCACTTCGTACCCAAATACTCCAGGTATAACATGTTCTTAATGTTTGTTAAGGCGAATGGATCGGAAAGAATGCTGAACTGATTGGATAACGTCACGTTGTCATTAAGATTGCCAGAACTTTGCATTTTTCTGTAATCCTGAATGATCTCGCCATAATATTCGACTTCCGTTATTACGTTCTTGACTACTCCCCTGCGTACTTCAGTGGGTATTCCGAAGCCGATTTTTCCGAAATACTTCGCCATTTTGAATTACGTAACTTAGGTGTTGGTGTTGTTTGATTCGGCGTACTCGAGAACGAGCGCAGAATAAGGCTTAACCAGTGCACCAGACAGACGGGTTTCAATAAGGTACTTCTGCTGATTGTAGTCAATATCGAAATCGTCGAACATCGAAATCTCGCCGCCCTTATCTGCACCGAAGTTATAATCCTTCGGGTTCACGATGATACCGATCAGTTTGTGAATCTCACCGCTAACTTCACGTGAGGCACCCTCCATAACCTCAACCGTCACGATGTCCGAAACACGCAACGCATTGCAGAGCTTCTCCTTGGTATCATAGATCACGTGGCCATTGAGGTCCTCGAGGAGCAGCATGTCCGTGAGAACGTCTTCGGTCGTGAAGAACGTCGGATTGCCGGAACCCTTGTAATTCTTGCGAGCCTTAACCGCTGCACGAATCGTGTTCTTAGCCATCTTATTCGCGTCTGCATCATAGTCAACCAGAACCTTAACCGAGAACAGATCAGCATCGGTATAGATCGGGCGGATGCAAGCTTCGTCGATCTTGGCATCAGTACCAGGAGTACGACCATCACCGATCAACGCCGCACGAGCGATTTCCTCATTAAGCATGACGCGCATTTCACCCTTGATCCAAGCAACGACATCAAAGCTCGTGATGTCGATCAGATCATTACGATCAAACTTCTGCTTCTTGTAAACGGTCGTCGGACTGGTGCTACGCTTCAAGAGCGAGAACACTTCAGACTTCTTATAGTTGCCCTTGAGATAACCCTTTGCACGAGCTTCTTCTTCCGTGATGTCAGCGAACATCGTCTTGACACGGGAGAACGGGCTACGGCTAACCTGGTTCATGAAACGCGCAACCCACTCAGTATTACGAGAGATCCACTGCGGGACGTTCGTGTAATTACGAGCGTCGGGGAACAAGGCATCGATACCATAGGTGTTTGTGGGATCCGAGGCCTTCGGCATAATGCCGTAACGAGCTTCAGCGTTATCCAAGTTCATGGAATGCGCAATGCAAATATCGCCGATGTCATGGGCGTTGCAGGAACGCTTCAGACTGCCATACTGCTGCATGTCTTCAAGAGCCTTCTGCATATCCGAATGGGAAATGATGGTGTCCTGAACTTCCTGGTTCTCTTTGGTTGCATCATCAAAAACGTTGTGCTTCATTTCTTTATCTTCCTCCTTGGAATCTTCATTTACTTTCATCGCCGCGTCTATAAGCGCGAGCACTACTTTTTGCTGTTTTTCGGTCATGGAATCGATGACATCCTGAACCGTTTCTTCTTTTTCATCGTCGGCATGAGAAACCTCAGCCGCTTCTTCAACCTTCACCTGCTCGACAGGATCTTCGGCAACTTCCTCGGCTTTCTCATCATCGGAGTGATAAACTTCGATATTATCGCCAAGATACATGATCGCTTCGGCTTCACTATCATCCGAATGCTGGATGACCGTGTCGATAAATGCTCCGGGATTTGCTCCCGCGAGGACCAGACTAACTTCTCGAATGGCCCCATGCATAACGTTATATCCGTCTTTCTTTACATGATTGGCGTAAATGGACAGAGCGGAAATATCACCGTGAAGAACCGATTCCTTAGCATCTTGAGCTTTAGGGGAATCGTTAAACGAACACAGCGCATACACGCCATCTTCTCGATTCTCCAAATCAGCATGACCAAGAACGTTCTCCGGATCGTCGTGCATGTGATTCCAAACGAGGGGCACTCTCTGGCCATTAGCATCCTTAAATGCGTCTTTACGGATAATCAGCCCGTCAGTGCAAACCAAATTATTCCGGGTTGCGTATCCGCCAAAGTCATACTTTTTAGCCATTTTGATTTTCTCCTTCGTTTACCACAGTCTCTTCAACCACTTGTTCTCCGCCAGCCTTGTTTGTAGACTGACTAATGTTACGATTCCGCAATTCATCCGCGTTAGGATCTTTGGATGGCTTGTATCCGATGATCTGACGGATTTCATTCGGAGACAAGATTTCATTTCTCGTCAGTTTATCTGCTATGTCTGGAATCTTGCTCGTCGGAACCAACTTGAATGGATCTCTTAAGAATTGAATTGACTGTCCCTGCGTTCTAGCTGTCTTTGTTAAAAACTTACGTTTCATTTCGTCGACGATCGCCGCAATAATCGGCTCGACCGTTCGGCTATAATAATTCAGCATTGTCTCCTCGTCGGCGGTGCCATCCATTACACCTTCGGTAATTCCCAACTGGCTGTAAAGCATTCTCGTATAGAATTCAACCTGTGCTAGGAGGTTATTTTCGACAGCTCGATTAAGCTGAGTTATTTTTTCTGTTCCGTCGGTATATGCAATACCGTATTTCGAACCAGCAAGCTGACGCTCAATTTCTTTGCGCCTTGCCTCTGCTTGTTCTTTCTTCATGTCATTTTTTATGACATATGGAAGCTGGATAATAAGATCCAACTTTCCGGAGCTATTTTGCTCGTCGATCACGTCCATAAGATTTAACTTACGGATTAATCGCTGCATAGTTGAGTTGGGCTCGTTCATTACCGCATATAGCGGATTCTCCACGATTCCCGTCGTACTCTTAGAAAGAATGATCTGCTGCTGCTGACCCGATCGTTCGTTATAGACATTTGCTTGTATATGCCTCGGCATCCACTGTACAATCTTGCCGGTTCTCATAGTGAGAATATCAAATGAGCCGGTGTCATTTGGATTATCCGACGTGTCAGTCGGGACTATCGCGACAACGCCTTCATCCATCATTGACATAGCGATGTCTTGTATGAATGCCCTTCCCGTCTGATCGATATTGGCTTCCAATGTCAAGCAATTGTTTAAATCACTGTCGATTACCTCTAAAAAACGACCGTTTTCATCTAGTCGGACATGGTTTACCTTTATAGCAGCCACATCCATTGCGATCTTGTTAATGACTGACGCAAGAATGGTTCTCTCATTACCTCTGCTTAACCGCGGACGGTCGGGACGATAATAAGTGCTGCTAATCATGTCATATGAAAGTCGCAGATCATCTCCATTTCTAAAAACGTTCCAGGCATTTTTCAGCCTGGAGAAGAACGAATTTTCCATTTTGAATTTCTACCCTTTCGTTAAACCATATCTACTTCTTTCTTTCTGTAAGCAACTCTCCCACTACCCCAAATGCCATTCTT